GGTGTCAGTGTTAATTCATAGCATTTTGCATCTATATCTTTCTTCATTAAAAATAATCCCTCCATGTATCCACGACTGTTTTTGCCAGATCCTCTTTCTTTGCCAGTGCTTTCAGCACCACTTCGTCTATCGTTCCCTCTGTGATGAGGTGGATATAAGTGCAGGCATTCTTCTGCCCGATACGGTGGATTCTGGCAAGGCTCTGACTATATGCTGCATAGTTGAAGTTGACCGAATAATACACACAGGTGTCTGCGGCCGTGAGTGTGATTCCCAGTCCTGCAGTATCGATCTGTGCGAGGAATACCATCGTTTCCGGGTTCGTCTGGAAGTCCTTGACGATGTCGCCCCTGTCCTCCAGTTTCACATCTCCATAGATTTCTCCGTAGCGGAGTTTCTTCTTTTTCAGCATCTGCCCGATGATGTCTATCTCCGGTCTGAAACGTGCGAAGATTACCAGTTTCTTTCCTGCGTCCACCACATAATCGTCCACGATTTCTTCCAGTGCGTTCAGCTTGCCCTTGCTGACCAGTTCCGGCTTTTCCTCTCCGTCTGCCACTAAAAATCCGCCAGTGAACTGCTGAAGGCGAAGCAGCTTTGTCAGCACGGTCGTTGCGCTGATCTGCCCGCCGCTTTCCAGTTCTGCGAAACTCTCACGCTTGATGCGGTCGTAGATGTTCTTTTCCTTTGCCGACATCGTTATGTATCTCTGCAGGAATGTCTGCTCCGGCAGGTCGAGTGCTTCGTCCTTGGTCACTCGGTATGCGATGGAGTGCTCTTTCTGGATTAACTGGTCGAGGTCTTTGTATCCCACGATCTGGTGTCTGTTAAATCCGCCCATGATGGCATATCTGTTTCGGAACTGATAGAAGTTCGTTCCGAAGATTGTCGGGTCAAGGAAGCGGTACTGGCTATACAGGTCGATTGCATTATTCTGTACCGGAGTTCCGGACAGGATAAGTTTGTACTTTGCCTGGTCGCCCAGTTTGTGCATTGCCTTGGACTGCTCTGCATCGTGGCTCTTGATTCTCTGGCTCTCATCGCAGATGATCATGTCTGCGTTCCATTCATACAGTGCGTCAAAGATGCCTTCTCTCCATGTGGATTCGTAATTGATAACGGCTACCTTTAATGCCTTGAATGGGAAGTTGTCGAGATCGTTTAACAGCTTCAGCCTGCGGTTCTTGTCTCCGAGCAGTACCTTGATGTTTGCCTTGAAGTCTGCAAATTCTGCGAAGTCCTTGGGCCATACGGAGCAGACGGAGGTTGGTGCTACCACCAGTACCTTTTCCACCTTACCCATCTGGTAAGCTGTGCCTGCTATCATGATTGCTGTTAGCGTCTTTCCACATCCCATTTCAAAAAGCAGACCGAAGCCTTTATGCGTTTCTGCCATTGGTTTTTACCTCCTTCCTGTGATTTTCTTTTGCTTTGCGGTGCTCTAAATCTCGCACCATCCTGTTCCAACCTGCCTCCTGCTGCTTGGTTGTTGCGGGGTTTCGACAGGATATGTAATCTCTATTATTGCTGCTCATCTGCATCCTCCTCGCTTAGTATCATGGCGATGCCTTCCATCACAAACATTGCACACGGAAGTGCTATGCCGTTGCCCCACATCTTATATTTGGCTGAGTCGCTCTCCGGGTCTTTCAGCCATTTGCGGATCTGGTTGTCTGTCTTTTCCTTTTTGCTCTCTTCCATGGCTTCCATCTGCGTTCGGAACACCTTTCGCCAGTGATTGATATCTTCCTGTGTTGGTTCTGGTATTCCCAACTCCTCTGCCCAGTTATCTGGGAAGCCTTGCAGTCTGCAGCATTCCAATGGTGTGAGCCTGCGGACGATGTATTCTGTTGCCACGAGCATATCGCTGAATGCGTCCTGTCCTGTATAACTTCCGGGATGCGAGTTTGCCATGAGCGGTCCACTCACTTTCTGGTATGTTCCTACGCTACCCATATTCTCCGTCATCGTTGCTACGCTCCTCTCCATCTGCATCTTGTGGCATACCCCCCCCCGGTCCTCTTGCGACCAGAGTTTGTGCTGTTTCTTCCTGCACGCTGATATCGTACTGTGCATTCATTCCCTGGTTGAATGCTGCACGGTCTATTGCGTATGCCACTGCGTGCCTGTCTGCGGCCGTGAGCGTGTTTGCGGGTGCTCCCGGTTCTCCAATGCCAAGTCCATTTGCAGAGCCGTCATTGTTTCTGGTGCTCCCACCACCCTTGTATCGGGTCGCCTTATCTGCTATCGGAATAGCGACTCCAACTGTCGCTTGTCCGGTCTTTGGATTGCCCTGTGTAAGGCATGGAGTTTTTCCTTCGAATACAGTCGGGTCTTGTGTGATATGAAGTGCCATTGGCTCGATGATTGTTCCAACCGAACTCCCGTGACCGCTTCCATGGAGCGTCTCCGATTTATCGTTTCCCAGTGAGAGGTTTCTCTGATCCACTGCTCTAACTTCATTCATTATCATTGGCACATTGCCCCCCCCTGTTCCCATTCGACTGGTCAGCGTTGGTACATTGCCGTCCTCTGCTATCGTCACTCTGCTGTCCTGTGGGTGGTTTTCCAATACAATGGGTACATTGTTACCGCCGGTCCCCATCTTTGTTGTGAGCGTGGGCGATACCTCGCTCTTATCAGCTACCCTGCGTCTGTCGCTGATGTCATAGCACTCGACATCATCTGTGCCTGTCTTATGAGTGCCAGTCTTAATATCTCCGGTAGTTCTTTGCCACGCTTCTCGGCTCTCCGCAAAATTCCCAGACAAGCCTTCTCGCTCAAATAATATTTTTGGTGCGGTGTTTCCTCCAAAATCTGCGACAAGGTAGATACGCTTTCTTCTTTGGGGCACTCCCCAGTATTGGGCATCAAGCACTCGCCAAGCGATGGAGAAATGGTCGCCCATGATGCATCCGGCTGTCTGCCATTTTCCCTTCGGAGGGAGAGGTACATTGGATTCTTCGTCTGTGATGCTGACGATTTCTTGGAGGACTGCCTGAAAGTCTTTGCCCTTGTTGCTACTGAATGCTCCGGGCACGTTCTCCCAGACCATGTATCTCGGTCTGATCTGCTTTCCTGTTCTGCCTGCTGCTCTGTCACTTTCTCTCATCTCCTTTATGATCCGTATCTGCTCACGGAACAGATTGCTTCGTGAACCGTCCAGACCCTCACGCTTTCCGGCTATGCTCATGTCTTGGCATGGAGAGCCGCCTGCGATGATGGTCACTGGCTCTAAGTCTGCGCCGTTTAATTTATTGATGTCTCCGAGGTGTTTCATTTCTGGGAAGTTCTTTGTGGTTACCAGTATCGGGAATGGCTCTATCTCGCTTGCCCATATTGGTCTGATTCCGAATATCGATCCTGCCAGTTCAAAGCCACCGCTCCCGGAGAACAAAGACCCCATTGTTATTTCCTGCTTCATCTGCTCCACCCCAGTTTCTTTCCGCACCAGTGGCAGTGCGTATGATTTCGGGAGGTTCTCTTTTCGCAGGCAGGGCAGCAGTAAAAGTCCATACCTCTCTTGATTACTGGTGCTTCTGTCTCGTATTTTTCGACCATCCGCTTATGCTCATCTGCCATGCTCTGGTAGTCGTACACGATGTCCATCGCCTGTGTGAGTGCTTCCTCTATTCTTTCTGCCATCTCCGCATCTTTCGGATCTCCCTCAGTTATCTTCTGTGAGTATTCCGCCTTTGCGTTCTTAAGAAGTGGGATGATCTCCGTTTCCTTGATATGTATCACTTCTCCGCCTCCTTTGGTTTCGGTGGGTCTACCAGTCCGAATGTCATGAGTGCCATGTTGTATCCTCGCACCTGGTGCGTGAATGGCGACACTTTGACTGGCGGTGGGATGAGTGGCTCTGGCTTCGGGTTCATGCGTTCTCGATCGACTGCTGCCATTACTTCGTTCAGCTTCTTCCGCTCTGCTTCGATGGACGGTGGCAAGTTTACCAGTCCTGCCAGTCTGTTCAGCAGTTCGATGTCAGCCGGTCCGCTTAGTGTCTGCGTCTGCCTGCTCCACTTCATCTTTCCCCAACTCTTTATGATTGTGAACTGGACATTGTCTGCTTCTCTTATGAGTATCTGTCCGTCCTTCATTGCCATTTTCATTGTTGGTTACTTCCTTCCTGTTAGTCCGTGTTTTCTTCGTATTCGTCTCTGGATATTACTCTTACCTTTTCAACCGGGACGTGGCAGAACTGCGCCATGCCTTCCTTCTGGCTCTCTGCGTATTTCGTGAAATCAGCCTTCTGTAATCCGCTGAGTGAAATATCTACAATCGTTGCTGCGTATCCGACTGTGCCTTCTCCACCATATATCTCTGCGTCCTTTACCTCGAAGTAAATTCCGAGCGACATTGTTATATTGTCCATGCTTGCTTCCCCTTCCTGCAACTGTTCATCTATTCTTCCGTGTAGAATGTGTGGTTACCGTGTGTGAATAATTTTTTCAGTGTGGTGTTGTGCCATGTGGTTTCATCCGTGGTTCTCTCGAAGTATGTCGCTCCCCGGCTCTCATCCCAGTGCTCTACCTGCACCATTTCCAGTGCCCGGTAGCAGTCTGCGTCTGGTTCTACCCTGTCGTATCTTCCATTTTCATATGCTGCGAACTGGGTATCCTCCGTGATCACTCCCTCGATGGTATCTGGGAAGTCATCGCTCCATACTCGGTTCAGCACTACCAGTATGACCAGTGCCTTGCCCTCGGTGTCCTCGCCCTCTGCTTCCGCCATGGCGATTTTCGCTAATCTGTAGGAGTCATCTGCATCCCAGTCCAGACTGCCGATTGCTGCGGTCGTTGTCGGTACTGGTGTCTCAGTACTCTGAAGGATTGCGTTGTAGTAGGATTGTTCCTCTGCCTGCTCTGCTGCCTTGTATGCGTCACGCTCTTTACACATCTGTTCATATTCTTCCTGCGTCAGCCATGTGTCCGAGCCTTCCACCTGCACCATGCCTATGTGGTTTTCCTCTATGTACTCGCTCCAGTCCGGCATCGGTTCGTTTGCCCATGCGATAAACAATCCGACAAACATTCCTGCTCCCACTATTACCGCTACTACATCCCCTGCTATGCGCTTCAGCTTTCTTTTCAGAATTCGCTTCTGTCTCCTACCAAGTTTCAAATCGTCATGCACCTCCTGCTTACTTCTCGACTGCTTCCAGTCTCTTTTCCTTCCTGTTGTAGAGGATCATCTCTTTCTCATCCTCTGAATGGAGCATATAGTCATCTGGATTCATTCCCTTTTTGACCAGTATCTCTTTCTGATTTCTTGTCAGTTTTTTTGGCTGTTTCATATGCTCTCTCCTTTATACTTACTTGACTTTTACCAGTACCTCATTATGCTCTCTAGGCTTCTTGGGTCTGGCATGGAACAGGTTCTCCAAGGCTTTGAAGAGTAACTGTTCCGTTCATGCTCCCTGAGTATTCTTTGGGGTAGCTGTACTAGTCGCCTGCAGTGCGGTCTTTTTCATTCCCCGCTACCGAGTGTTAAATCGCACCCACGCATCCATGCTCTCGGTATTCTCTCTCTGCGTGTTTCTCATCTGCCTCCGAACCGTTGTTGTTTTACTTGGGTCTGCGTTCCCTACCCCAATTACGACAGCTATTCATGCAGGCTCATGTCCTGCTGCCGGAGCGATTTACTGCGGCGGCTCGC